TATACATACATGGAATATATTTGCAAACAGTGTAAGTTGGAGAAATATAACTGTTAATATTACTCAAGTAAATGAGGAAATAATTAACAATTATTTTGGTAAATTATGTAGTTATATTCAACATATTATAATTGATAATGATAAGGATAATAAATTAATTGGTAATTTAGATGGCACTATTAATCACGGACCTATGCCAATTATTGGTTGGAAAAATTATTGGTGTGGAAAATATAAAATAATAGATTATATTTATAATCAACCACAATATTGTCATGATGAAACAGTTATAAATATGAGATTCGATTTATTTAGTAATAGCAACAATTTTGATAAAAATTTAATTATTGATTTTATAAAAAAAAATAATGAAATAAAATTTACAAAAAATGAATTTCTGTTTGATTATGAAGCAAATGGGATCGATAATATTTATATAGGTAATATTGCTACTATGTATAAATTAACAAATAATTTTTTTTATGAATTAGATGATATTCTATGTAAAAATAACAATACCAGAAATCAAGAACGATTAGTTTATAGAATAAACACGCAAATATTTTCGCCAACATCTTAATACAAATCTTTTTTGTTTTTTCTACTCTTTTTTCCATAAAAATCAAAAAATGGTTTCTGAGTTTTTCTATTTTTATTTTTTTTTTTATTTTTATTAGATTTTTTCTTCTTTCCATTCTTTTCTTCTTCCAAAGGATTTTTGGATTGTTCCGGTTTATAACTTAAAAACCATTCATTCATTTCGGATTTATTTTTGGTTTGCTTTAATTCTCTATATTTCGCCGCTTTTTCAGCGCGCATTTCCTCTACAGATTCTTGGTGTCCGTAACATATTATACTAAATCTTTGTAGTAATCCTTTTTGTTCCAATCGATTTTTTTGCTGTACTTCAAATAAAAATTTTGACATACATAATATTCTATCTGAAAACTCATTATAATATGGTCTTTCAACATACAAAAACGCCAAATAAAAACTCAACATAGTATCTATGGTAGCCACCTTTACTTTTTGTCCTTTTAAAAAAAGCACGTTATAACTATGACACGCAATTGGTTTATATATAAAAGCAATCGTATCTTTACCTACTTTGATTTCATAGTGTTCTGGAACTATTTCACCAGCCTGTTCATGTTTTATAACCTTGCAATTAGTTATACCAATATCCTTTAATCGCTCTTTTACAATTTGTGCGGTTGTTTCGGGTTCATGAGAAAGTACATCAAAATCCGCGATTCTTTGTAAACGTGTTTGTAAATTTTTTGGCATATATTGTGAATAGAGAGAAATCGCAAAACCGCCGAAAAATACTACACCTTGGTTTATAAATGTAGTTTTAACATTTTCATAAATCTCGTCTTCATTTTCTTTATCAGACATTCTTCTTTGAAATTCTACTTCATCACAATTTATTGTGGTTAATGGATAATTTTTATTAAGGAGACTCAAACGTTTTAACACTTTTTCCCATCGACTTATATCTCCAGCTGGACGCGATAATTCTAAATACATCGACATTCGCAAGAAATTTGGTGACGCGTATAAAATACCGGCCACCCGAATAGAATCCTTTTTCAAAGCTTTGAATATTTCTTTTGGGATTTGTGTAATGTCGGCTACAGGTATAAAATTCACATAAACTTTATAAGTGCCGTGATGCTGTCCTGCTTTTGCTTCTACTTCGGTGAAACCCTTTTTATAATAAATATCCGCTAGTTTTTTCGCGTTTTCTAAAGCGTCATAAGAGAAAAAGTCGTAATCGGGTATTTCTACATCGGCGTTATAAAATTTGTCTTCTTCGGGTAAAATATTATTAATCGCGGTTCCACCATAACAAATTAAATCTTCCATTTTAAGAAAATCCTCTACAACATTGATTATTTTTTGAACATCTTCAGAGTTAGCAATTCTTTTACCCATTTTTTCTTCTGCTTTATCTACGGCTATGCGTAAAATTGCCATTTCACAATCACTAAAATTTAAATCTTTACATATTTTTTGCTTCATATAATAAATATATAAAATATAAAATATAAAATATAAAATATAAAATATAAAATATAAAATATAAAATATAAAATTGATATAATATTTATTTTTTAATAAATAGTATAAAAATAAAATCAAAATGGCGACTAATTCAAACGAAGATATAATCCAGTCAAACCTGTTACTTTTGGAAAATTCTCATGTGTATTCCATATCATCAAAAAGAAGAATCAAACGAGAATGTGAAATGTTATATGAAACATATTCAGATTTAGTTTTGTCTTATAATAATAATGGCAAAATAGAAATGGAAATCACTGAAAATAAAAGCAAATACAAATTTATTTTCAATAATACATTTCCATTTCTACCTCCTCAAATATATTATAATGGAGAGACCTACTTAGAAGCATTAAGATTAAAATGCGATTTTCAAAAAAAACTGGTGAAGAAATATAAAAATAAGGATTGTTTATGTTGTGAATCTTATAGTTGCCATGATAATTGGGCACCTTCAGTAAAACTATCTGATGTTATCGACGAAATTAAGTGTAATATAAATTTTAAAAAAACAATGATGAATGTTTTAATTGCTGATAAAATTAAACTCAAATATCTTATTGATGATGTGGATATTAACTCATATTTAATATAACTGTGACTAAAAATATTGTGTCTAAACATTAAAATTATAATAATCACTTGTAACATTGCGAGTAGCGTAACTATAATTTGGATTTTGAGGTGTTGGGTCTGGTATCGTGACTGGTACATAACGGAGCGCTTGTGGTTTCAAACCAAACGCGTAACCGGTTCTATCAAAAAATAACGCATTTTCTTCAAGAAAATTATCTACATATTGATAACGCATTGCTATCATTTGACATCCATATGTTCTACATAAAAGACCACTAGGATTTGATGGATCTGAACCTTTATCTGGCAAAACAATTGTCATACCTTTTGAGTTATATGCAGTCAATTCATTAGAATCTGGATTATTTTTAACATCATAATAATTATATGCTCTCATAAAAATCGAATTACTTGTTAAGTTAACATACTCTAAAAATTTTTTGTTTTCTAAAAAGGTGTTGTTAATTTTGTCTACAATTACAATAATTTTGTTTTGGAAATTTAATAATGGTGTTGTTCCTAAATTGGTGCCATTACTTTCAAAACTATAATCCTTACCAAGCATCACTGAATCGTATGACTTAAAAATCGCGGCCATCTTAGAATATATCTTTTGATTATTACTTTTAATACGTAAATGAATGATAATCGGGTCAGTTGGATTCGGACAAGTGCCTCCAGCGAAAGCGTAACCATTAATTGTTTTCATAACATCGGCAAAACTAACAGAATTAAACGTTTCTTTAACATAGTAACTGTCTTGTGTGCTTGTTGCTACCACGGGTTTATCATCCACTGAATATATTTCAAAGTCTAAACAACGGACACCTTGTTTTATAATTGCTTTTAAATTACAAATATCGACAAAATCGTTTTTGTAAGAACCGCCTGAACAAGCGTTATATGCGGTTTTTATATAATAATCATATAAACAACCGGAACAATCTGGATCATTTGCTGAAATAGGTCTGATATTTCCGTCAACTGAAGGATATAAATTATTCATATAATCACATTCTTCAGTTGTTAGTTTAGTCAATTTAATAATATAAACAATGATAAATATTAACAGGATGAAAATAAATGTAAAAATAATATATGTTACAAATGATTGATCCATATTTTTTATTTTGCTTAAATAATCTGTAGGATTTGTTGATGATGACATTAATCTAATATATTAACACTATTTTTAATTTTTAGAAATAATTAAATTATATTATAATGAATAAAGAATTAAAAAATTAACATATATTATACATAACATGCCTGGAGGATTATTAAACCTTGTTTCAGAAGGACAACAAAATGTTATATTAAATGGAAACCCTGAGAAGACATTTTGGAAGACAACTTATAAAAAATATACTAATTTCGGAAAACAAAATTTTAGACTGGATTATGAAGGCACGCCAACATTAAATTTAACAACAGAATCTACCTTTGTATTTAAAGTAAAACGCTACGCCGATCTTCTTATGGATTGCTATGTTTCTATAGCTCTACCAACAATTTGGAGTCCAATTTTCCCTCCTCAAACAGTTGTTCAAGCAGATGGGACCACAGTATATACCGACTGGGCGCCATATGAATTCAAATGGATAGATAACCTTGGCGCTCTAATGATTGATAGAATTACGATTACTTGTGGTAATCAAAAATTACAAGAATATTCGGGTCGTTATATTTTGGCGTCAGTACAAAGAGATTTTTCTAGTAGTAAACTAGCGTTATTTAATGAGATGACTGGACAAGTTCCTGAATTAAATGATCCGGCAAACGCGGGTACACATGTGAATTCATATCCTAACGCTTTTTACACTGATAATCCGGCGGGAGCGCAACCGTCTATTATGGGAAGAGTATTGTATGTGCCACTTGGCGCTTGGTTTAACTTGAAAACACAGAATGCGTTTCCTTTGGTGTCATTACAATACAATGAACTACATATAAGTGTCACGTTTAAACCGATTAATCAGATTTTTCGAATACGTGATGTAATGGATTATACTAATAATTTCCCTTATGTTGCGCCAAATTTTAATCAATATTATATGCAATTTTATCGATTTTTACAAACGCCGCCAGATGAAAATTTGGGACCTACATCCTATGTTGATACAAGAACAAATTGGGACGCTGATATACATTTAAATTGTACTTATTGTTTTCTCTCTAATGATGAATCAAAACTGTTTGCTAAAAATGAACAGAAATATTTGATTAAGCAAATCTATGAAAAACCGTATTATAATGTTACGGGACAAAATAAGATACAATTGGATTCGATTGGCATGGTGATTAGTTGGATGTTTTATTTTCAAAGAAGTGACGTTAATTTGAGGAATGAATGGTCGAATTACACCAATTGGCCGTATAATTATATGCCGATAGATATTACTCCTGCGCCAAGCGTGGGAGATTATCCGAATCCGGATCCTACACCACCGAGTCCGCCGTTTATTGGTCCTGGAGCAAACCCTGATGGTACATTGTCTGGATTAATGATAACCGGTATTTACAATCAACAAAACTTGAAAAATATTCTTTTAACTTTAGGTATTTTATTGGATGGACAGTATAGAGAAAATATGTTACCTGTGGGGGTGTATAATTATGTTGAAAAATATACTAGAACAGATGGGTTTGCGCCAGATGGATTATATTGTTATAATTTTTGTTTAGATACGTCTCCATATTCATTACAACCATCCGGCGCTATGAATATGAGTAGATTTACAAATGTTGAATTTGAATTTACGACAATAAATCCGCCGGTTGATCCATACGCACAAGTTTTAACAATATGTAATCCAAATACTGGTGAAATAATTGGTGTAAATAAACCTACGTGGCGTATTTATGATTACAATTATGATTTATATGTTATAGAAGAAAGAGTAAATATGGTTATCTTTGTTGGTGGCAACGCTGGATTGTTATACGCTACTTAAGTTATACGCTACTTCATAATGAAATAGAGATTATACGCTACTTCATAATGAAATAGAGATTATACGCTACTTCATAATGAAATAGAGATTATACGTTACTTCATAATTAAATTATTCAGTTATACGTTACTTAAGCATTTTTTTTGGTAAAATTATTATATTAAATATAATTATAATGGCGACAATGACTTTTGTTGACAACAGTGTGAACTACTCTTACGAAGTAGGTTCTGGTTTTGCTACTGTCGTAGCGTCTACTTCTGCTAGTGGCGCTATAACAATTTTGCCTAGTTTTATCCAAAACAATGTAACCTATAATGTTACAAGTATTGGCGAATATGCGTTCCAAGGTAGCTCTGGTTTAACAAGTGTTACAATTGGCAATTCAGTTACAAGCATTGGTTCAGAAGCGTTCTATGGTTGCTCTGGTTTAACAAGTATTATTATTCCTAATTCAGTTACAAGTGTTGGCGATAGTGCGTTCGAAAGTTGCTCTGGTTTAGCAAGTGTTACAATTGGCAATTCAGTTACAAGCATTGGTTCAGAAGCGTTCAAAGGTTGCTCTGGTTTAACAAGTATTATTATTCCAAATTCAGTTACAAGTATTGGCAATAATGCGTTCCAAAGTTGCTCTGGTTTAACAAGCGTTACTATTCCAAATTCAGTTACAAGCATTGGCATTAATGCGTTCCAAGGTTGCTCTGGTTTAACAAGTATTATTATTCCAAATTCAGTTACAAGTATTGGCTATGGTGCGTTCTATGGTTGCTCTGGTTTAACAAGCGTTACTATTCCTGATTCAGTTACAAGTATTGAACAATCTGCGTTCGAAGGTTGCTCT